GCCCACGGACAGGTTTATCTGTTCCGGTCAGTGACTTAATGTTGTGATTCCGGAGGAGTCTTCAGAGAACCAGTAATTATTCCTGGTAGCTTTCCTTTGTAGGTTATCCACACATTCTGCGCCTCTAAAATTACGGGGCGCTTTTCCGGCGACTGCTCATCCCCTTCACATAACCCGGCAGCAACATCCAGGAAGACCTGTCTGATGCTCCTTCTGGCTGCTGCCTCATAAAACTCCAGCGCGGCACCTTCAACACGGTCCAGCGAGATGTCCAGGTCAAAAATTTCGCCGTCAAAGCGTTTTTTGTCCCGTAACGCTAAAGTTACCGTAACTTTATTCTCAAAATTGCGGATCCCTTTCACAATCAGTTCATAGTTTTGAGTCATTGAATTACTCTCCCCGTGCAGCCTTACGCTTGTCTTCTCTGATTTTGAAGTACAGATTTGTCAGATAAGTCAGGAAGCCCAGAACCAGACTCCCCAGTACACCAATCGCAGCCCACTGTGACGGACTGACCTGATCAAGCCACTGTAAAAACCAGTACCCGGCACTACCTGCTGAGGTGCCGTAGGCAATGCCAGTTGAGATTTTGTCCATTGATTTCATAGCAACGCCTCCGCCAGTAACGGATTGCGTAGTTCTTATATTGGGAAGGGAAAAAAGAAGGCCGCAGCGTAACTATCACTGATGAATTCAGGATAGCCAGTGGCTACGGCTCAGTTTGGATTGTGGCGACCGGAATCGAACCGGCTTCCATCGGTGCGCTGCCGATTGCAGTACGCGCGGCGGTCAGCTACATGACTAGTATTTTCACTATCGCCTATCTGCTAGCTCGCCATTGAGCTTCACCACAACGATAAGAGCACTGCGCGGCACCTTTCACCAATTCCGCGAGGTCTGCGGGTTCAATGCTCTTACCTGTTGTGCAAATAAAAAAGCCACCGTTGCAACTTAAGAGTCACTAACGGCAGCTTACATCTTTAAACGGTATGATATTTCATTCTGGCTGCCTCAAAAGCCGCAGCGGCAAGTTCGGCAGTGTCATGGTATCCAAGGTTAATACACTTTCCAGACGCATTAATTCTTGCTCTCCATTTCCCGTACTTAGCATCCCAAGACACGCCACGGTATCCAGATTTATTATTCTTCTGAATTTTCCTGTTTTGCATATTTTCGGAATGAGTGACAAGACGAAGATTTGATATCCGGTTATCTGTTCTTACCCTGTTGATGTGATCAATAAAACCATCGGGCATGGTGCCATAAACAATCAACCATGCCAGTCTGTGAGCAGGGCATGCTTTACCATTAATCATAATCATTAAATACCCATCAGAATTTATTGATGAGCATTTCTTGAAAGCAAAACGAGAGTTCCATGTCAAAGTGGTCCTCTCTCTCCCCTGCCTCCATCTCCAGTGAAAGTCGCCTGATGATGGATTGTAATCAACAACAGAAAGCACCATTTCTGGCGTTAATTTTATTTCTTTCATCGCTTTACCTTAGGGATAGAGCCTGTTCGCGTAGATATGACAGCCAAGAGCGGAGCGATGTTTCCACCACCATATCTCAGGCCCATATCACTAAGACTCTTGTTTTGATTGCACGCGAATGCAAAAAAGCCCACAGGAGGTGGGCTTGTGATGGTTGCTGAATGCAAAAGCAGCAGCATATGTGAATATTATGGCTAAATGGCTAATTGCATGTCAAGACTTTTAACAGCAACATGCTTAACTTTCTCAACACGTTTACGCATTTTGAAAGCATTTTGCATTGGCTGGTACAAAACAAATAACGACGCTTTCAGGATGTCGTCAATTTCGTTTCTACAGGTTGCCATTGAAGGTTTTCTCCATCCCTCGCCACCACGTCCACACATTTTGCGTGGCTTTGCAGTCGCGTGATAGTAGGATGCAATTGCTCGCTTAGATGAACCATGAGCGTAGTAGCTGAGGAGGATGCCAAAGGCTTTCTTGTCAATGTACATGACGGAATCGACGACCTGAGAAATCAACATTCCATCATCATCATTACACATTGGCCTTGTCATAACTCTTCCCGGCTCTACGCTCTCCATGAACTTCGCTATTACGCTGCTCATGCGCTTTTCCAGGCGGCCTGAATAAACCCATGCACCCCACAGTTCAAGCCAGCCATTCAGCCAATCATGCTGTTCTTTGGTGAGGTTTAGTTCTCTTATGCCCACGCGCCTTCTCCCTGTACCTGAATCAATGTGAGCTTTCCGCAGAACACTGCGCCGGTATCGATATACATCTGGTTGGCAAATTTGAGCGGTTTCACTGCTGGCGTATGACCAAAGATGAACGTGTCCGCGCCTTTAATTTCTTTCACGATCCCGTCTTGTGAGTTGCTGATTCGTTCTCGGTTCCAGATTACCTGCTGATGATCAACTGGCTTTCCAAACTCGTATTCGTCACAAGGATAATCGGCGTGGCAGATGACATATTTTTTATCTTTGCTCACCAGTTCGATGATTAACGGAAGTTCATCTGCTTTATGGGCAAGAGCTTTAGCCAGAATTTCTTTGTCGTAATCGAGATTAAAGAACCAGCCACCGCCATTAAGCATCCAGTGATTGACGTTTCCGCGCTCTGATAAGCCATCAATCATCATTTGCTCATGGTTTCCACGTACAGCTCTGAACCAGGGGAATGTGATTAATTCCAGGCATTCGACGTTCTCTGTACCGCGATCGACCAAATCGCCAACCGAGATAAGCAGGTCTTTTTTGGTGTCGAATCCTATCGTCTCCAGTTTTTTCATCAGGTTCGTGTAGCATCCGTGCAGATCGCCAACTACCCAAATATTTCGGTATTTGCTGCCATCAATTCTTTCGTAATAGCGCATCTCTTTCACTCCATCCGCGATGAACCATGAGAACGTCGTTGACGATGGCGTGCATTTTCCCGTCTTTATCATCAACGTATTTTCTGACCGTACCGCGACTACATTTCAGTCTGCGTGCTACTTCTGTCTGGTTTCCGTATGCTTCAACGAGCATGTCTGGAATGGTTTTTACTGAGAACGTCATGCGGCCTCACTTCTGCTATTTCGCAGGTCTTTGAGTTTCTGTTGGTACTCTGCCTTGATCGCCTTGCACTCTTCGACAGTCCAGCGATGGCGGTTATGGTTTGATTCGATTTCGTCTACTGCTTCCTGCCCGATCCGGTTAATCAGTTCGACGCGATACGGAACGAGATTTCCGCTTTTATGCTGGTTGCACACCACGCATTGCTTGTGAATATTGCGTTCATCAAATCGGAGTTGAGGTGCCGCAGCAGTTGTCCGGTAATGCCCGGCATCCCACTGAGCAGACGTGAGCGTTCCGCACGAGATACATGGTAAGTCGCGGTCTCTTTCTCTGATGAAGGCGTTTACGGCTTGTTGGGCTTGTTTAATCCAGTAACTGCGGGGCTTTAAGGCGAGTTTTCGAATCTTAAGTTTATCTTTCTGTTTCTGCTCCTCTCGTCGTCGTTTCTTCTCTACTTCCTTTTCCGCTTTTTCGCGTTCTTTGCTTCGTCGTTCGAGTGCTATCTTGGTTCCACAAATCTCATTACACCAATATTGATTTTGATATTTTGGTATAAACCATTCATTGCAACATTTACATTTCCTTCGATAGATTCGCATAAGTGCTCCTTTCGTTGCCGGAAAAATCACCGTAATACTTATCTCGGGCTTCTTCAGCAACTAGTACCGCTAACTCCAGATCATCAAAGCATCCGAAGTGTTTACTCTTGCCATGGAAACCTAGCCTAACATTCCATTTTTTCTGTCGTTTGTGCCAAGTAACTCCTCTGCAACCTGATTTGCTATTCTTTCGGATCCTTATATTTCTTGAATTTTCTATTGGCAGGCATTCTCTTAAATTTTCTGGCCTATTGTCGGTCCTAATTCCATTAACGTGGTCAATTTGACCAGCAGGCCAACGATTATGAGTTATGTAAAAAACTAAGACGTGAGTTTTATATCTACGCCCATCTATCATGATCATTGAATAACCGTTGGAATCAAAAGTTCCAGCAATACTATTTAATGATATCCTTCCCTGAGTGGGAACTTTCCATCTAAATACCCCGGTAGATTTATCGAAACTTAGTAACTCAAATATCCTTTTAACAGTTAAATCTTCTCTTTTACGGTTACATCGTCTTCGCGCTGGTTTAGCCATCGTCTTCTTCCTCGTACATTGAGCTATTCGGATCGCTCATCAGTTCTGCACAGCAGAGCTCACACACGTGAACTTCCAGCACATGCAGCTTCTGACCGCAGTTAGCGCACGTTAAAGCTCGCTCGACGCTTTCTTGTTCGTAACTTCGATTTTGGTCAATCACCTTGTTTTCCTCGCACGATGTCTTAGCCACCGGATATCCCACAGGTGAGCCGTGTAATTGAAGGTTTTAACGTCAGATTCTTTTGGGATTGGCCTGGGTTTATTTCTGGAACGTTTCGTTGGAAGGTAATTGCAGTTTTCACAGATTATGTCGGTGAAACTTCGTCGCTGTCGCCTCATGCCGCCCTCCCTGTTCGTTGTGACCATTCATACTCTCGCCGGGAGTCATCACTCCACCGCACGTTGCGCTCTGAGCCGAACCAGAACATGATTTCGATAAGCTCAGTCATGCTGGCCTTTCGCATTTTGCTGGTACGCACGCCAAGCATAACAACGCCACCGTCGATACCAGGCGCACTTCGTTGCTCCAGTTTTTTGGTCTTAAGCCACAGGGCAGTGAACAGATCTTTCCAGTCCTCCGGCGCAAGTCTCTCTCCATGCCAGAGCACCTGACGCGATACGTCCTGCAATAACGCCCACATAAGGCGGTTTTGAGGATTGCTCCGCTTTGGTTCTTTAATGTGGACTTCGTGAGGTGACTTGTCGTCGATCGGAAGTGAGAGTATTGCGTCTATGGCGTTGTTTCTGATTGCTTCGTTGCGAAGCATGTATATTGGCTTCATCGTTACCTCAACTAACAAAACGCCACGCCATTTTTGCTACAGCGACAGGCATAACACCGATAATCACCCAGACAAATGCAGCGCCAAACAACGTATACCATGGGTCTTTACCGTCATTCACAAGACGAATGTAGCTATGCAGAACAATAAAAAACGTCAGAAGAATCCATCCAACGCCAACGCATTTGAGTGCGACGAGCATAAACTCAGCCACGATTTACTCTCCCCCAAATAAAAAGGCCTGCGATTACCAGCAGGCCTTTATCTTTTTTTAACACGCTTTCGAGTCCTTTTAGATTTTTCCTTAAGATATTCCGCAAGTTTATCCTCATCATTATTAAATTGAGATAAAAGCTCATGCTCGCAATTAAGTGCTTTACTCGCATAAGTTCCATATAGTTTCTTTCTTGCTAGTGCTGCTATGAATGCTGCATCTTCTTTGCTATCGAAATACCCTAACGATATTGTCTTATTTTTATAACCAACATAAGACTTCCACCTGCCAGTTGTCTTATCCCAAGACACTCCAATCGCACCGGATGTGTTTAACCTATTACCTACAATGTTTCTTGCATTCTGCTCCTCTGTTGCCAGTCTTAGATTTGAAATCCTATTGTCAAGTCTGTTCCCATTTACATGATCAATAAACTTAGGAGGCCATTTTTTGTATACATAGAACCAAGCAAGCCTATGCGCATAATACAAAACATTATTTATGCTAATGCATATATAACCACCACTAACACCTCCAGCAATACTACCTTTTACTCTTACTACTGAATTTGTTTTTAGCCATTTAAATATTCCTGTTTCTGAGTCATATGATAATGTTGACAGAAGCTCATCGTGATCAATTGGTTTTTTTTATTCGCATAAAGAATATACTTAATAATATATACAGTAAGAACCATTAGTAACGATAACCCTGCTATTAGCTCAGTGATGTAGATGGTCATTTAATACTCCGTCACGTTTTCCTGTCGCCACGCCTCGTCATATTCCGATTTCGGCATATTGGCGATGTAGCTATATGGCGATCCTGATTCAAGTTGCAGGAACTGGTGCGATTGCTCGTCAAGGAACAACGGGACACCACCTTCCCAACCTTCGCCGTTACGTTGTTTTTCAAGCATCAAAACAGATGCAGGAGACGCCAGTAGCTGTTCGTCCTTCTCTGACATCTTTTCACCACTCTGAACTCTCTGTAACGCTCTCTCGCGAGCCTTGTTACGCCAGATGATGAAAAGGTTGTCTGTCAGGTCTGTTATCGCTCCAGAGCCTTTTACGTCCATTTTCCCGGTTGGTTTTTCTTCGCTGTCTCCTTTTCGCGAGTGAGTAACGAGAATGACGTGGGAGTTTGTTTTGTTTTTGAAGTCGCAAATCGAGTCAACAAACGCCTTCTGCCCGTTATAGTCATCGTCGCCTATGCCACATTTCATCAGGCTGTCGATGATGAATAACTGGATCCCGTATCGGCGGCGAGCGTAGTCGAATATTTCGATCAGCCTGTCGGCTTTCGCCGTTCCGGTCAGGCCAAACACCCAAAGTCTTTCGTCATAAAATTTAAATGCAGAGTCAATTTCCAGCACTGGCGGCATCTTGCAGCACGTCGCCTGACGGGTAAGGCGCTTAAGGAGAATACCAGGCTTCAGCTCAAGTGACGCGATGCACGTCTTCACACCCTGACGCATTGCCTCAAGTGCCATATGCCCGACAACCTCCGTTTTTCCGTGACCGTTCACACCATTGACCAGCGTCAACTCTGCCTCACGGAACTGGAATTTATCTGCCAGAGATTCCCACGGTGGATTAAACAGATATTGCTGCTTGCCGTAGAAAGCGTTGATAGTGTCCTGGTAAAACTCTCGCGCGCTGTAGAGTTCTTCAGGATCGAAGTAGGATGCCGTGCCGATGTACTGCCAGATTTCATCCTCGGTAACACCGTTCATCAGGCATTCGTTGATGTCTTTGTACGGCAGAGTAACAAGACGGCAACGATGTTCACCGAGTCGGCTTGCGATTTCCCTTGCGGCTTCACGACCAACATCATCAACGTCCATCGAGATGAATATTTCCTCAAACCTGTCGAGGTTGTGATACTCAAACTCAATCCACTGTTGCTTAGCGCCTTTCCCGCCACCAAACGGCACGGATAACGCCGAGATGCCGTATTGCGCATAGCTCATACAATCAATTTCGCCTTCGCAAAGCACAACCGCCCTCACGCCAGCGTCCAGAGCCTGCCATCCGAACAGGCAAGGTTCGCAATCACCTTCTGCCATAATGACTTTCTTCCCGTCCGGGCGCTCAGTGCTGATTCGCTTGACCTGCAACAACTCACCATCGCGTTTGTACGGAATCACCAGAGCATCTAGTTCCCGCTCTCCATTCCACACCTTGCCGCTGACAACCTCGTAGCGCTTTACGATTTCTGGCGATATGCCACGCGATTGCAGGTACTCAAGATGGGATTCTGTTCTGGTAACGTAGCGGGCGATTTTCTTGCGATCAGGTCTGGAGAATTTCTTCTCACGTCTGGCATCGAAATGGTGATCGTCATCCTTGATACCGAGAAATGCTTTCGCTTCCTGCATAGCCTGATGCAGGTTAATTCCACGACATGCCATCCACAAATCAAGCATGTCACCGCCGTCTCCCTCAGCGAAATCAGCCCATTTTTTCTTGCCGCTAAGGTTGACCTTAAGGCTGTTTCCCTTGTCACCGTTGACGTTACCGGCAACCCACTCATGCCCCTCTTTCTTGCCATTTGGCAACAGGTGCGGAGCCACCCTGTCAACCTGCGCCCAAAGCAGGTCGCTAAGTTCACTTGGCCTCATGATTCCCTCAGATTGAGATTTTTAAACCAGAAATCGACAAACGAAATACTTAACCAGCCGTGGTTATAACCAGCGACCAGTAGCGATTTGATTTTTGATTTCATGGTTCACCTGTCGAAAAACACGTAGCCAGTTTTCGATACGGTGATTGCGGATGATGGTTTGGATTGTGGTTGAATGGTTTCTGGCTTTTCGTCGTTCCAGCGCTGACCGTTCAAGTAGCTCGATGGTAACAACCTGTCGAATCCGAACTGCTTACCATTCCTGCATGCGATGTCTTCTGCCAGCATCGTGGCAAACTCGCTTGCCGTCCCCCTGGTAGTTTTACGCCATTCCCTGAACTGTGTTCTGAATGCTGAAGCTGCGTTTTTCTTCCCGGCTTTCCGCATGCCTGCACACCAGAATATTTCCTCGAATGCCTTGTCGGTTTCTTCGTGACGGTCAGGAGTTTTTTCACACTCCGTCCGAACACTTTCGGACATAGTGTTTTTATTATTTCTTTTTTCTTTTGTAATAGTTTCTTTTGTGTGTCCCTGTTTTGGTGACAGCGCTGTCACCGTTTTGGTGACACTTTTTGTCACCAATGCAGTGACATTATCACCAGAGTAGTGACACCCTTCGATTTGCCATTCCTCGATGTTCTTGTTAGGCCCGATTTGCTGGCCTTCGCGAAGGATTACCTTCATCGCGATAAGCTCATTCTTGGCCTTGTTTACCTTCTGTCTTGGCAGCCTGGTAATTTGAGCTAACTGACTATCAGAGATGCGATCCATCTTTTTACCGTATCCGTATGTTTTACGGCATATGGCGTGGGCAACCTTACTCTGATTTTTTGTTAAATCTGCGCCGATAAGCTCTTCATACAGGGCATTTGCAAGACGGGTATAACCATCTTCAACTTCTGCCACACGACGCTCCACAGGCCGTTGTGAAGGCCTTAAATGTGTTACGGTTGCAAGATTACTCATGACCTTTCTCCTTCTGCATCAGCTTCACTTTTTCCAACTCAGCCCGGAATCGACCAGGCTGCTTGAAGCTGGACAGGAAGCGATCACGTAGTATGTGTTTGTGAATTTTGTCCTGGTAAGGACTGAGTTGTTTTGTCATAATTACTCCTGTGGATTGATCCAGTAATTCCCTCAGAATTGCATATCAATTTGCTTAAAATCCTCGGTGGCAGCCGGGGATTTTTTCTTTGTGATTTCATCAAGCGCATACTTAAAAGCCCTGCTAATCGGACTGATGTCTGATGCCATTCCGAAAGCACACAAGACCGAAGCAATAAATCTCCAGTCCGTTCTGCTTATCTTCGATTCATGACAGCCAATCATCTTTGCCAGACCGCGCTGGGTAAGCGTTGACAGGTTGATGAGTAAATCTGTTTCTGCGCGATCAACGTCACGCTGTGTTGGCTTGCTGTAACTTGCTTGTGTCATTTGTTAATTTTCCAATAGTGAATAGTTAGTTGAAAGGTATGCGTGGAAACGCATATGGCCTTGGTTGGTCAGATATTCTGGGATTCGCTTTTCAGCGACGTAGGACGAATGTCCGTTGTTACAAAGAGCGGGGTTACTTATGCTGCCAAAAGGTTCTTTTTGCTTATTTCAAGCATTTCGCTTGCTTGATATTTGCCACCAGAAATCTCTTCGATTTTTGATGCATATTTCGTTTTCCCAAAAAACTCAGTCTTAGGGAGGAAGCCGTTTTTGAGCCACTTATAGACAGCCCTTTCGCTAACTCCACAAGCCTTCGCAACTTCAGGGATGCCGACACCTTTAATCGGCTCATCAAGATTTTGCATGTGGATATCCTTTTTCGTACTTTCAGTACGCATTATGATTGAACTGAAAGTTTTTGCAAGTGCTTTAGTATCGTACTCATGGTTCAGAATGAAAAAGTGCGCAAAGAATTCGCCCAGCGGCTAGCGCAAGCCTGTAAAGAAGCTGGTCTTGATGAACATGGTAGGGGAATGGCCATAGCCCGCGCCCTTTCTCTTTCGTCCAAAGGCGTTAGCAAATGGTTTAATGCTGAGTCTTTACCACGTCAGGAAAAAATGAATGCGCTTGCGAAATTTCTAAACGTTGATGTTGTGTGGCTTCAGCACGGCACTTCGTTAAATGGAGCGAATGATGAAGATACTCTTTCATTTGTTGGCAAATTAAAAAAAGGGTTAGTGCGCGTGGTTGGTGAGGCAATTCTTGGTGTTGATGGTGCCATCGAGATGACCGAAGAGCGCGATGGGTGGCTCAAGATTTATAGCGATGATCCAGATGCCTTTGGTCTTCGTGTGAAAGGAGACAGCATGTGGCCCAGAATAAAATCAGGAGAATATGTACTCATTGAGCCTAACACCAAAGTATTCCCGGGTGATGAGGTGTTTGTCAGAACCGTTGAAGGACACAACATGATTAAGGTTCTTGGCTATGACAGAGATGGAGAATACCAATTTACAAGCATCAACCAGGACCACAGGCCAATAACGTTGCCTTATCATCAAGTAGCAAAGGTGGAGTATGTTGCTGGTATTCTGAAGCAGTCTCGCCATCTGGATGACATCGAGGCAAGGGAATGGCTGAAAAGTTCGTGACTTCATCGTCACATAGCTGGTAACCAGTGGCCTGAAGAGACGTTTGGGTGATGAATGGCTAAATGTCTCCTAATAAAAACAGCAATCATTTGAAATTATTAATAATTATAGAGGCTTAGTCTTGGAAATCAGCACGGCGGTTATTCATTCCGAAGAAGATGCTTTGCGTTTTGTTGAGATGTACATCGCTGGGCAAGATCTTCCTGATGGAATATCATTTGAAGGGTGGCCTAACTTAACCTTCCGTCTTACTGGTGACAAATTTCATGGCAGTTTGACTCCTTCTGTCATGAAGGGTTTTGTTGAAATGCAGGCCCAAATAAACCGAGCTTATGCATTGTTAAAGTACGGAGTTCCTGACCCAAGAAAGCTTTCAAAAGAAGAGAAGGAAGCTATCGAAATTCAGGTGAATGTTGAGAATGGCTCGTCCTTGATAGAAGTTAATATGGATGGGTTCATGGGTGAGGTTATACAAACTGCGGTGAGTAAAGTGGGCCCTCAAGAGATCGTTATTACAGTTTTAGGGGTCGCTCTTATATGGGGCGGCGTCGTCCTATTCAAAAAATATCTAGAAGACCGCAAAGAGATTCGCATGGCAGAAGTAAAAAGCGAGTCTGAGCGTGAACACCTTGCGACCATGCGCTTCATGTCTGAGCAGGAAACAAAACGAAGTGAATTATTGACTCAGATTATTAGCGAAAAACCCAAGCTAGACAACATGGAAAGACTTGCTCATGACGCAAAAACCGACATAGTTAAATCATTTGTCAAGGCTGATACAGCTCAGATTGATGGCGTTGTATTGGATGCAGATCTATCCAAAACCCTCACTACAAATGCAAGGCGGAAATCAATGGAGATCCGCCTTGATGGAAATTATCGCATTGAAAAGGTTGACTCCACTGATCCAGAGAGCTTCAAAGTGCAAGTGAGAAATGTTGACTCCGATCTAAGAATATCGTGCATAGTACAAGATGTTTTTCTCGACGCATCCGAGCATAAAAAAGCTCTTCAGCAAGCTGAGTGGGATAGAAAACCAGTTCATTTGTCAATCAACGCAAAAGAACTAGATGGTGAAATAAAGTCCGCGATAATACTTTATGTCAAAGAGATAACATAATCCTCATCCCCGCCCCCCCGCCCGGGGGTTTTTTT